GTCCGTTCTTGGCTACATTGACAGCCCGTTTAAGTTGTTTGTCGTCATCCTTCTTGGCTGTTTGGGCTTTATCGGATACTTCATCTACACCCACCAAGGCGTGATGATTGGTGCGTATATGCAGTCAAGGGAATTGCCAAAGCTAGATGACTCTCGGTTTGATGACGCAGCAGCGATGCTGTTTAAAGAGACTGGCGCAGAGGTCGTGTCGATATTTACTGTTGACCCGATTCTGAATAAGCGTGTGCTGGTTCGCGCCTACACCAAGACCGGAGGGCGACAGAAGTCGCTCGAAGGCGTGGATATCAAGCTGTTCTCAAACAACGCGAGCAACAACAACGATGTCATCAAATTGATGAACGGTGAACTTCCATGCGGCCCTTACACACGCCCACGGAGTGTCGCTGGTTTGTTCTATATCAGCCAAGGTGCGCAGTACAGCTGTCGTGTGAGTTCACCCTCTGCGAGGGAACAGTTCGTGGGGCAAATTACAGCCGGGTGGGTGGCTGAACCGGACCTTGAACACGCCCGTGCAATCCTGACTATCGTTGCCGATATGTTGGTGAAAGCCAAATGATTCTCTACGCCAAGATAGCCGCTGCCGTGATTGCCATCGGGCTTGCTTACTGGGCAGGGTACGACAGGATGCGTGATAAGCACTTGCTCTTTGTCGCTGAAGTACAGGCTGTGGGTGAGGCGCAAGAGGCTGCAAATCAACACGCTGTTGAGGTAGCGGAAATTATTTCTGAGGCGATTAAAAATGAATATGAACTCAAGATTGCTGGCTTGCGCAATAAGTACGCTAATGCTGGCAGGGTGTGCCAGCAGAGTTCCGGTAGCAGTAACTTGCCCAAAAATGCCAGTACCACCGCCAGAGCTTATGACCCCACCACCGACCCAGAATTTATTATGAAATGCAGTGAGACCACTGCGCAGCTAGTCACCCTTCAGAAATGGATTTCTAAACAGCAGGAGCAACAGAAATGAGCATCACTCGTGAAAACTTACTCGCCGTCACAACACCAGCGCAAGCTGACAAATGGCTCGACGCATTGAACGCCACAGCCGAACAATTCGACATAAATACTCCAGACCGTATCGCTGGGTTCTTATCTCAAATCGCTCATGAGTCCGCAGGGTTTACAGCGACATCCGAGAACCTGAACTATTCAGCCGAGGCGCTTTGCCGTGTCTGGCCTGCACGCTTTAACGCTGAGAACTGCCAAGAATACGCTCGTAATCCTGAGAAGATTGCAAATAAAGCGTATAGCTCAAGAATGGGCAACGGTCCTGAGGACAGCGGCGATGGCTGGAAGTACCGCGGAAAAGGTCTTATTCAGTTGACGGGCAAGGATAACTACACCCGCTTTGCCGCCGCCACTGGTGTCGATGCTGTCGAGAATCCAGAACTGTTGGCAGAGCCAGAAATGGCAGCATTGTCGGCAGGTTGGTTCTGGTCGACGAACGGATTGAACGCCCTAGCGGATGCCAAAGATGTGGTCGGCATGACTAAGCGAATCAATGGCGGGACGCACGGGCTTGATGACCGTCAGGCGAAGTACGCCGCCGTTTTGGCCTCGATGGAAGTCTAAAAGGGTGGGACGAAATGTGGACATAAACACCCCAAAAAGGGCATAAAAAGACCCCAAAAGGGCATAAACAGTTAGCGGGTGCTATCGCCGCTAGACGTAATGTTTATGCTACTCTTGGGGTTTTTCATGCTGCATAGCCCTACGAATCATAATCCGCAGGTCCCCTGTTCGAATCAGGGATGCGCCACCACTAAATACGCGGCTCTCAGGCCGATTTGAGTAAAGTGACAGAAGCAGGGTGGGACGAAAAGAGGACATTGGTGGCATAGTCCGCCAAATGACTCGCCCCCATGTGTGCATACTTCTGAACCATCGTGACATCCTCCCAGCCTCCAAGCTCTTTAAGTGCCATCAATGGCGTGCCTTTTTGCGCGTGCCAACTTGCCCACGTGTGGCGCAAATCGTGGAACCTAAAATTCTCGATTCCAGCATCGGCGCACGCCTTTTGAAACGCCTTGCGGCTGATCTCGCCAAGTTCGTTACCCGTGGACCCGAGGAACACCCGACCCGTGCGTGGCCTGCCTCGCATGGAGGCGATGGCCTCACTGTTCAGAGGCACGCCCCTTGAGTACCCAGACTTAGCCTTATCGGCGTTAATCCACGCGTGGCCCGCATCCATATCAACGCTTGACCACTCAAGGCTCGTAATCTCACCAGCCCTGCACCCAGTCGCCAGAGCAAAGCGGATGATGTTGTAGAGCCATGGCTTGTCTTGGGCGCAGTCCAGAAGTTTTTGAGCCTCCAAGGACGTAATCCAGCGCACGTTGATTTTTGGCTCACGGCCCATCTTGAGTTTCGGGTTGTTGACCAGCCACTCAAGTTCGACCGCCATAGTCAACATCCGGTTGATGCAAGACAGGTATCTGTTTTGCGTAGCCGTGGACATTTTGCGCGAGGCCAGCCGTTCGACTTGTAGGGTCGTAGGCAGGGCCGTTTTGATGACACTGGTTGTTAAAGAGCGTAAGCCACGACCTGAGAATTGAGTCAGCCAATATTCCACCATGGTGCACTTGCTGCGGTAGTATTTGCTGCCTAGTTCAGAGCGTAGGTACTTCACAGCAAGTTCATCAAAAGTGTGGTCTGGCGTTTCGCCTAGCTTGCTTTCCCGCCACGCATCAGCTTTAAGTCTGTCGTGGAGTTCGAGTGCTGCTTTGCGGTCTTGCGTGCCAGTAGACTTTTTAATTCTCTTGCCGTTTGCATCTGTGAAGTCGATGTACCAGATGTTGCTTTGGGGTTTTTTGAAGATGGGCATTTTGCTTCCTCTCGGTCCCGCGGCGATAGCAGGGTTGATTCTATACGAAAATGTATAAGTGCGTCTATTACTGATTGATGAACCAGCCAAATGCGGGAGCCGGGGGGTTGGGTCCCAATCTTTTCGCGCATCGCGTAGACGGTGGCGTAAGACAGCCCTGTGATCTGGGCCACCTCTGAGAGCCGATGAAATTGTTTAGTCATGGTGTGCGTACCTGACACGACTATTCGGGGAGATGAGCACGGGCTGGGACATGGCCCGCTGTGCCGCCAAGCGCAGCGCCAAATTCATTACGTAAGGCCTGTCGATGACTAGCTTTTCGGACCTCGCTTTTTTCTCATCGACCGAGTTTAGGTACAGGCGCAGCAGGGGCAATTCATCTAAGTGCTCGTTGCCCAGCACCGCCACGATCCCCACGAGGACCGACTTGCGGGTGGAGTTGAGCACCACGCCTTGCTCTACTAAGGCCTCACGCGCACGCGCATACAAGTTCTGTTTATCTAATTCGTCTCGTCTGCCACTCATTTTTTCACTCCGTCGAAATTGATCTCGCCACGCGCAATGGCGAGGTCGAGAGTGAGCATATCCACCTGTCTGGAGAGGTGGGCGATTTGGCGCTCTTTGTCGCTAATCTGGGCCATGAGTTCGCGGGCGATGCCTTCGCGTGCGAACGTCTTGGTGCGGTCAATAAGGTCTTGGCAAGTACATTCGCTCATTTCATTCTCCGTGCGATTTCGCGGTCCAAATACCACTGCGCTTTTTGCAAGTCCTCGATGGGGTTGCCCTTCAAGTCCGCCCGCAAAATATATTTAATTGCGTTGCCGAGACAAAAATTCATGTGCTCGGTGATTGCGATAACTTCCACGCCACTGGGGTGACTCGTGTAGTGCGTGGGGTGGTTCACTGGGTCACTCATGTTGTTCTCCGTTTCATTGCTGCAAGTAATATGTCTTGAATACTTTTCTTGGACCTCAGACGCTCAAGCACCATCTCATCGACTGTGCCCTTGGCAACGAGGTAATGGATAAAGCACGCCCGTCCCGTTCCAAGCTGCGCTTGGCGAGTGGGACCCACGCGCTCAATGATTTGCAAGTGTTCCTCTAGGCTCCAGTTCAGCCCGAAGAACACCAAGATGTTGCCGCCTTGGGCCAGATTCAATCCGTGTCCCGCTGATTGGGGGTGGGCAAAGAGCAGGGGGATGGTGCCTGCGTTCCACTCGTCGATGGTGCTTGGGTCTTTGTCGAGGACTCGGCCCTGTGGGAAGGCTTTACAAAGTCTCTCCAAGTCTGATCGGAAGTGGTAGGCGACCAAGACGGGCGCACCTGATGATTCCTCAACAATGCTCGCAAGTGCATCCAGCTTCTCACGATGGACCTCCATATATTCGTCAGGGTTCTCGGGGTGGTACAACGCGCCGTTGCACATCTGCAAGCACTTCATCGTGCGGGCCGCGGCGTTAAATACTTCAATCTCTGTGTCTTGCAAGATGGTGAACATCTCTTTTTCCATCTCGCGGTACGCGCTCATCGCAGCAGGCGGTAGGGCCAGTTCGATGACGTTGACCACGGGTTCACCGATGTCTAAGTGGTCCGCGACATCAATCGTCAAGCACACATCTTTTAAGATGTCCTCGATTTCTTTTTGCGCATGGGGCAGGGGTTGGAGTTTGGTTGCAAAGCGACTCGCCCCCACTTGAATGGATTGAAACCAGCGGCTCTTGAACGCGTCAAACGATTTACCTAAGCGCTCACCTTGGTCCACCATCCACTGCTGGCCCCAGAGGTCTACGATGCCTTGCGGGGCGGGTGTGCCCGTGAGCAAGACGATGCGCTTGACGTGCTTAAAAGCGACCTTGGCAAATGAGCGTGCCCGCATCGAGCCTTGGCGCAAGCGGAAAGACTTAAAGCGCGTGGACTCATCGAGCACAACCATCTTAAAGGGCCACGCGTCTTTGAAGTGGTCCACGAGCCACGGTAAGTTTTCGTAGTTGGTGGTAAAGACATCGGCTTGGACCTTGACCGATTGCAGGCGCTCTTTGGTGCTGCCACCAATGAACTGACAGGTGAGGTGGTCAAGCGTGGGCCACTTCGCAATCTCTGCGGGCCACGTAGACTTCGCCACGCGTAAAGGCGCGACCACCAGCACTGGCATCACAGGCTCTAAGACTTCAAGCATACTGATCGCCTCTAGCACTGCTCTCGTTTTGCCGCTACCCATACTTGCCCACACCGCGCAGCGAGGCGTGCGGATGATGTGCAGCAACATATCGTGTTGATATGGACGCAGGCTCATTTAATGAAGTCCTCAACGGCCTCGATGGAGTCGAGCACCACAACGCGCACGCCCAGCGCTTTGAGCCTTGCGTGCATACGCTCTTGATGCGGCTCGGGGGCCACGCCTTTTTGTTTGAGTTCAACCATGACAATCTCGCCACGGGGCAGAATCACCAAGCGGTCCGGTGCGCCACGCGTGTTAATCCACTCTTGCTTGAGGCACATCCCGCCACGCGCTTCGACGCGCTTGACTAGAAATGCCTCTATCATTTTTTCTAACATATCAGTCCTTTTTGTATCTGGTAGTTTCAAAGCCCGCTGCTGCCAGCGGTAGGTCTTGCGCCCATGGCGGGTTAGCTGCCAAAAGCGCTGCTAGTTCTTCACTGCAATAACTTGGATGTGCTGGTGCCTCGGTGATGAGTTCGTCATGCACGGACAACACAATCTCGTAGCCCGCAATCTCGATGAACGCCATGTTCGATGCCATCACGTCTCGGGCCACGGCTTGGCACAGGTTCTCGAAAATCTTGCCGCCGTAGGTCGTGATGCGGCTCCACTTGCGGGTGTATTGGTTCACGCCCATGTAGCTAATCTTGCCCGCCTCAATGGAGGGCGAGGGATAGCAAAGCCTGCGGCCCGAGGGCAGACGGATGCAGAGCCAATTTCCGATGCGCTGTATTTTTAAAGCGCGTACCTCGAAAACCTTTTTCGGATTCTCAATGGCCTCGCGCACAGCTTGCTCAAGCTGGCTCCACAACGCGGTGATGTTGGGGTGCGCTTGCCGCCATGCACGCTTGAACGTGTCGCACACCACGAACGCTTGGCGAGACAGCCCATGCGTGGGGCGCTTTTCGGTGGTGAGCCAATCAAAGAACTCATCGGCCTCACGCAAGAGTCCTGCGGGCAATACGTCATAGGCTTGTTCGCCCATCGCCTCCAAATCAATGCCGTAGGCGTTAGCGAACGTGATGAACGCGCCCACACCACCTTGGTAGCCGAGTGCTAACTCTTGGACCTTACCGACTTGGCGCTGGTCCTTGTTGACTTGCTCAGGCTTGATGCCGAAGGACTTGGCGTAAGCCATCTTGTACAAGTCTGGTCCCGCGCCTGCATCGAAATCGCGAAATGCTTGGAGTTTCCACGACTCGCCTGCAAGCCATGCAGCCACACGGCCCTCGATGTTCGATAGGTCGGCGACGACTAGCTTGCGCTCTGCGGGGGCGATGATGCAGCCACGCAAACAGCTTGAGAGCACCGACATTGGGTTGTCGTACACCAAGTCTATGCAGTCGGCTTTAATCGCTTGTACGGCTGTTTCGACCTCTTGAGGTTTGAGCGTGCCGCGGCTGATGTTCTGGGGCTGGAACAGTCTGCCCGCCCAGCGGCCTGTACGCGATGCGCCACAAAACTGGAGCGTTCCGCGCAGTCGTCCATCGGCAGATACGCCACGCTCTAAAGACTTGTACTTAGCCACGGAGGTTGTGGTCGCTGCCAAGCGCACGCCAATCAATTCGCGCAGGCCCACGGGCAAGTCTGGGTCGTTAAGTCTGCGCTCAAGCGTGGATTTAGTCAGGTCTGGTAAATCAACACCGTACTCAGCCAACATGAATTTAAGCATCTCATCGCGCTGGGTGGCAGCGTTCACTGCGCCATCAGTCATCGCGTTGGCCTGCTTGGCAAGCGCACGTTTTTCGATGTCCGCGGCCCGCACGGCACCGCGCACGAGGTCCATGTCAATGGCAACGCCTCGGTCGTTAATCGTCTGGTCCAGATGCCAGAGCGCGAGTTCTTCGCCCTTGTAATTCCACTCGGGCAAAATCTTGGCGACTGCACGCATGGCCTCGATGTCGCGCCCAGCGTAAGAGACAAAGCGTGCCCATTCCTCTGGGTGCGTCTCTTTGGTTGCTCGACGAATGGGGGAGTTCACAGGCCGAGGCTTGCAGAACAACATGACAAGTGCGCGACCGTCTTTGTCCTTGGCTTGGTCCGCATCAATTTTCAATATGTCGCACAAGTCCCCGAGCGCACCGGGCAGACCGTGGGCCAGTGCTTGCACCATCGTGTCGCGCCAGCGCTCGATGGGTAAGTCCACGCCCCACGCGTGCCGGAGCATGGCCCGGTCAAACGCTGAGTTATGTGCGCAGACGTTTAGGCGCGGATCGTTTAAAAAGTCCGCCAAGTATGGGGTCAGGTGATCGACCACGGTTACTGGGCCATCGTCAATCGCGTAGGCGCAGAGCGTGATCTCCACGGTCGCAGCGTAGGCGTGCGTGCCATAGGTAATCGGTGTCTCGTTATATGTCTCTAGGTCGATCCAGAGCGTATGACCAGCCGCGGGGGCGTGCTGTGATGCCACCCACACGGTCTGACTTCTGCCAGACTTCGCCATGCGCTTGCCCATTGGGGCGATGAGGCCCTTGCGCTGCAAGGGAGCGTAGCGTGGGGATACAGTCTGGTGACTCATACCAAGGGCGCTACCTACCTCATCGCTAATCAGGCCACGCTCACCCGCAGCCGCAATGGCAGCAAGCACCGCCCCCTCAAGGGCGGTCTTGTCCACTGAGTCGCCCGCAGCCACCGATGTATCGGGGTCTGTGTTGCGGTAGTTGGTCATTACTTCTCGCCTCTCAAAATCTTCGAGAGTTCATCGGGCAACGGCTGGCCCAATTGGACGAACAAATCGCGCACCACGCCAGCGAGTCTGCGCAGTCGGTCTGACGTGTGGTAGTTGCCTACCTTGACGCGATGAGAGCCTTTGACTGCCAGCTTGATCTCGTGCGCGTCTGCCGCATAGCGCAAGTTGCTGCACGAAATTTCAAAGCCTAAAGTGGTGGTCAAGTGCAGGGCGAGTTGTTCGCAGGACTTAGAGGCCATGAACTTTGGGTCCATGTCAGTAAGTTCGCGACCAATCTTGATAAGTTGAGCGCCCGTGATTTGATGTCTTTTTGATGTTGAGTTTGTCATGCTATATTCCAGTTTGAGAGTTTTAGAGATGTTGATGTCCCACCCGATTGCAGTCAGGTGGGACATTTTTTATTTACAGCAAGTCGTCCGCATCGTCTGCGGTGGCGAGTGATTCAAACTCATCGCCTGATGCACGTGCGCCGCCACCAAAGCTGTCGCCATCTTTGACGAACTGGACCGCAATGAGAGTCGCGTTAATGCGCTGACCATACTTGTTGTCCTGCGCCCAGACATCCACAACCGCGTTGACGTAACAGCCGCCATAGGGGCGACCACTGGCCTCGGTCAATTGGATGCTCACGTCACGGTCTACCACGCGTGGGGCGAGTGTGTTCGATGAGTTAATGAACCACTGGCCCTCGTAGCCCGCGTACTGAGCCTTGGTGTCGCCATCCTTCAAGCACAACTTCTGGCCTGCGGTGAGCGACTTCTTGACCACGGGCCATTTCGCACCCCATTTTTCTTTGCCAGTTTCTTCGATAGCGGCCTCGACAGCTTTGTAAGCATCGGAGCCTGCGGCGAACAGGAACGCTGCGCCATACTTCGCCTTACCATCGTCAGAGACTTTGGGCGAGAAGATTGCGGGGAAAGACAGACGGACGTTTAACAATTTTGTTTTCATGATTTACCTTTGAGGTTTAGAGAGTTGGAAGGGAGTCAAAACCCCCCGTTACATCCACGACAATCGCTTGCCGCTTATCGCTTGCTGGTGCCACGACTGGCGCACCATCAGATTGAGTAATCAGCGCGGACAACTTCGCCCAACGCTTTTCACCAATTACTTTTTGCTTGACTAGCTTCTCCACCGTGGCGGGGCTAATCAATGAGTAGTCGTACATAACTTCGTGCTTGACGCGCATCGCTTTGAGCGCCAGTTCGGCCTCCATCTCGTTGGCCCACTTGCGGTTGCCGCGTCTGCCTTCAACGAGTTTGAATCCGGGCAAGGTGTTGCCAGCGAGTAAGCGTGTGCGGGCCTCATCTTCGACCGCTTTGACCCAGAGCTTGATTAAGTCCACGGCAGCAAAGCAGTTCGCTACGTGCGCATCGTCTGAGGCTTTGACGCGCTCAACGGATGACTCAAGCTGTGGTGCGATGGGCGCATCGAGGTTCACAAAGTCATCTGCAACGGAAGTCAAAACGCGATTGGCTAAGGTCTCGCACGTGGCAGCACGAGCGCACCAGCGGCATTGCTTGTCGCCTGCAACGGCCTCGACTCCGCCCGCATCAATTTCAGCGGTGCGTGCACGGACCAGTTCGCCAAACGCTTTAAGGTCCGCAACTGATACGACCCACTCGCTCACGTTACCGATGCGTGGCTGGTGCACGACTAAGCGCACGCGCTCAGGGTCGCAGACCAAACCAAATTCTTCCAGCGCACCGAGCGCGTACATCATCAACTGACCGTTGTTCTCGGCGGAGACCGATACGCCCATGCCAAATTTCAAATCGCACACAATCATCTCGCGGTCATCGAGCACGACTGCATCGGTGGTGCCATGTGCGTCTGCCTCGCCCGTGATGTGTCCGATCGGTAAGCGTTGTTCTACGAGCAAAGTGCGCGTGCCCGCAACGTCTCTTACGTAGTCGATGTACTTCTGGACGTGTGCTGCCATGTCGCGGGTCACGATGAACTCGTAACCCTCAACGATGAAGGTCTGGCCCAGAAATGAATCCGCATCGCGCTTGAGTACTAGACACATGGAGGCGACCTCGTGGGCCACGGTGCCTTCGGCAGCGTACTTGCTGGAGGTGCTGCTCGACTTCCACTGCCCGCAGGCCATGTACATATCGGTGCCACTAGCTGGGTACTTTTTAGCGTGGGCGATGGGGAGAATTTCCTGCTCAACCATTGGACGCACCATAGCTGTTCAGAAAATGAATCATGTCGCCGTAAGAACTCTCAGGCAGTTCGCCCAACTTCGCCACGCCAAATTGCGCCAGCGCCTCAAGTTGTCCGGCACGACCATGGGTGCGTGCAAACGCAATAAACGCATCGCGCACGGTGTCCGCGTCAAACAACTCGGCGGGCAGAGGCTCGGGGTTGTTCACTGGCACTTCGTTGAGCAGTGGCGCAATCTCTGAGAGAGGCGCGGGCACGGGAGCAGGGACGGGGGCGGCTGGTACTTGCGCCATCTGGGCGCGGAGAATCTGTGTCAGTTCGGCAATAGCACGGGTGTTTTGCTCAATCGCTTGCTCAAGACTCATTGGAGTGTGCCTCCAACGAACAGGACAAACAGGCCACAGCCTGCGGCAGCGCCTAACGACAGGGAGATGGTGACAAATGCGATACGACCTACCACACGTACCCAATGAGGGGTGGTGTCGGCACAGTGATAGGTGTCATCTGGGAACTGCGGGAACGCCTCTAGCCGAGTGCGTGGATAGCGCATATTTTTATTCATTTTGAAGAATCCTGTTCTCGTCAACGGTGGACTCAATTGACCACCGCAGACAGAATTCTACTTCATGAATAAATGTAAAACAATACTAATTGGTTAATTTTTACATTTGTGATTTATGTCACATAGGAGAGTATTAGGGTAAGTCCCTATAAAAATAGCCGTTTTTAATTACCAAAAGTGCGCACGATTTGCGCTTCGACCACCGTTCCAAGCACGTCCGGTGCCTCCACTAAACACGAGGTTCCGTAGACTACGTTCTCAGGCAACAGGTACCAGTGCCCGCCCTCATGCTCCAAGCGGCGCAGCACAAGCGCTTTGGTTACAGGCTCACGGGCCAGTACGATTTTCATACCTTTCCCAGTGATTATTTCGTGTTTGGGGGTGAGTATTACCACTGAGTCCCCCGGCAGGAAAGGGGCCATTGAGTCCCCAACCACGGTGATGGCGAACATATCTCTGGTGGCTTTGATTTTCATGGCTGGAACGGTATCGTTCTCGCCCGCAGCCTCGACCTTCATACCGTCTTTGCTAATGCGCATGAGTGGCACTTCGCGCCGTGCGGTGACAAAGGCCTTCATCTGGACCTTATCGCCCGTCTCTAGGTTGCGCTCCAGCAGGTCAAACACTGTGACGTTAAAGAAGTCCGCCAACGGTGTTAAAGATGAGTGCCGTGGCTCTCGTGCGTCCTCCACCATCCAGCGGTAGAGCGTGGGCTGGGCAATCTTTGTGAGCCTAGCTAATTCACTTGGAGTCTTAACGTCATTCAAGGTCATCAAATGGCGGATGTTACTTGCGAGGGTTTTGGACATTGTGTGGTCCTCCTAGAGTACTCGTCTGTTTAAACAGCTTGAGAAATACGAATATACACGATCTATACGCTAACGTATAAGCCAATCGTAGGGTTTAAACCAAAGTGTCTGTTTATTGTCTCTTTTCTATTCGTCATGGTATAAAGCCGTTTACTCGATTGGTATAAAAAAGGAGATTAACCAATGATTGTTTCGGCAAAAGAGGCGGTGGATAAGCTCATCGAACTGGGCTACACACAGAGCGAAATCGCTCGTCGCATCGGGGTGTCCCAGCCCACGATTCATCGTATTCATGCAAACAAACAGCGCGGCGCTTTCTGGTCCACCACGCTCCAACTCTCGCACTTGCTCGATGACATTACCCGCACGCCTAAGCGCGGCAGGAGGGCCGCATGAGTTCAAACGTGCACACTATATCGCCCCACGTGATGCGGGTGGACGCTCCCACGTGGCTCAGGGGGCGCAAGCTGTGGCTCACGTGGAAGTACGAGCGTGACGCAAACGATGCACCCACTGCCAAGCCACGCAAGGTGCCGTATTACCCTGATGGTACGCGTAGAGCCGGGCAGCAGGGCGCTCCTGCTGATCTGGCCCGCCTCACCACCTTTGAGCAGGCCCGCGCTGCTGCCACGCGCCGAGGCCATGATGGCGTGGGCTTGGCACTGGTTGAGCGTGCAGGCATTGTCGCCGTTGACTTCGACAACTGTGTTGAGGGCGGTGTGATCCACCCCGAGGTCGCAGAGATCATTCTGGGCACCTATGCTGAGTTCAGCCCTTCGGGCGCAGGCATCCGTGCTTTTTACCGTGGTCCTTCCATGGGCAACGCTAAAGACGCGCACGGTGAGCCTTATGGGGTGGAAATTTTCTCCACGCGTGGCTACGTGACGTTCACGGGTTGCCCCACGCCTGATACAGAGATGCTCGATTGCACGGACCTTGTGGCTCCGGTGACAGACAGGTTGCAAGCGCTCGTGGCTGCGCGTCTGGGTCCTGGACGGGTGAGTGCTGGAGTGAGCACGGGTGACGCGCTGATGGACTACCAACCCATCGTTGGTGTCGCGCCTGATGACATACGTGCGATGCTGGCCCAATTAAATCCCGATATGTCTCGCGACAAGTGGATGCAAGTCGGTATGGCTCTGCACCACGAATTAGCAGGGTCTCTTGAAGGTTTCAACCTCTGGGACGAATGGAGCCGTGGTGGTACTAAGTACGGCGTGGGCCAGCCCATCGAGCGCGTCTGGGAGTCGTTTAAGCGCGAGGGCGGCAAACTTGTGACCATGGCAACAGTCAAGAAGATGGTGGCGCAGTCGGTGGGCGAACTAGACCAGCCGCTTGAGTCAACAACACCAGCCGCCCCCCGTATTCCTTACCAAATCATTCCAGCCGATGAGTTCGCCCAACGTCCTATCCCTGAGTGGCTCATGTACGGGGTCTTACCTCGGCAGCACGTGGGTATGGTCTATGGGGCCAGTGGCTCCGGCAAGTCGTTCATCGTGCTGGATATGTGCATGGCGCACGCCCGGGGGATTCAGTGGCGCGGCCTTTCTACCTCTCAGTGCGGTGTCACGTACGTTGCTGCCGAGGGCGCAGGCGGGTTCGTCAAGCGCGTGAAAGCCTACGCGCAACACCACAACGTCGATATGGCTGACATTGCGCCATGGTTCGGTGTCATTGACGGTGCGCCTGACTTCATGGACGTGGAAGAAGTCCGGCGTGTGAAGGCCGCAATTGATGCGCGGATACAAGCCACAGGCATCCCGATGGGACTCATCGTGCTGGATACGTTATCCCGTGTGACACCAGACGCGGATGAGCAATCCAAAGAGATGGGTGTGGCGCTCGATCTAGCCACGCGCCTCGCTAAATCCACAGGGGCCTTGGTTCTGATTATCCACCACTCAGGCAAGGATGCCACGCGTGGCGCTCGTGGCTGGTCGGGCATGAAGGCTGCGATGGACGTGGAACTGGAAGTTGCGCGTGCTGATGACCACGGCCTTGTGCGCTGTTTGACGGTATCCAAGAGCAAAGACGGTGAGGACGGTCAACAGTTCTTTTTCAGCTTGGAGGGTGTCGAGCTTGGCGTGGACGCTGATCTGAATGTCATTAGTTCAGCCGTGTGTCGCGTAGTGGAGCCACCCACAGCCGATGAGGCAAAAGGTTCTAAGCCCCTCACGGGCCTGCGCTTAAAAATCTACAACCACGTCACATCGTTGGGCCAGAACACGGGCATCGAACCAGAGGCCATCGTGGATGAGATTGTGGCGGGGATGCCGAAGGTTGAGGGCAAGCGCGATACCCGCAAGCAAGTGGTCAAAAGGGCGGTTACGGAACTGTGCACTGAGGGGTACTTCAAGGTGGTTGATGGGTGTATTGACTTGGTTATTGAGGGCGGGGAGGGGGTGTGATTTGCATTAAATTACTTGCAAATAATTACAAGTTGATATGCAACATTGCAACATTGGGTTGCAACATTGCAATGTTGCACTTCCGGCATAAGTCATTGATTTGCAACATAAAACGGGTGCACCTTTTAGGGGTGCCCCGTATGTTGCAAGTGAATGCACCGATTGTTGCATTGAAAGTTAAATAAAAATTAGGAAAAGGTTATGTTGCAAAAAGAGATAGAAAATGAGGCTGGTAAAACTTTACACGGGTCGCCCGCCGCGCCCCGGCAAGTTTCGGTAGCGGCTCTACACCCAGAGAAGGGGGCGGTGCAATACCACTGGTTAGATTTGGGTGTGACCACGCACACGTGCAAAGATAAGAAAACTAGAACGTATCGAATATGGCGAAGTGTCTGTGAAGTTTGTGCGCAGGACACCTACGATATGACGGGACCCCCGCTTGAGTACCTACCGCAAAGAGTGCCAAGGTGCGGTAAGCATAAACTTGGCGGTGGCTCCCCAAAAATCAGAAACGAAATGGTGTGGGCGCACCTCAAACACTTCCGTTAAATTTCCACGCCCGCCTCGCGCAGCGCTTTGAGCACTTTGCTCATCGGTAAGCGGTACATGGTGTCGCCCACCAAGGCGCGGAGTTGGAAGGGGTAGGTGTCGCCTCGGTTGTCGGTGATGGGGGTGGGGAAGTAGAGCAGAGCGCCGGGGGCGGTTGACCCCATCGTGATGACCCCTAAGCACTTGGCAGTAGCGGGGATGCTCGTGCAATAGTCTAGTGGGTTTGCGTCCAAGTGGATGGTGGCAAAGCCTTTGAGGTAGTCCATGAAAGTCCTTGGGTAAAAAGTGCAGCGGTTTTGATTGTAGATATTTCCAAAATTTCTGGGTTTTTGCCTTGGTCAAAATTTCTGGAAATTTGCCTTGGCCTTTTTGATGGTCTGGTGGGGTATGTGGTGCCTCGCGCCCGCGCCCGCACGCGCCCGCATACGCCCGCATACGCCCGCGGGCGTACGCGCGTAGGTGTTGCAGCGCAGCATAAAGGAACGCTTAGGGAAAACAGGCCACGGGCCAGAGGCGGGCACCAGAGGCCCCAGAGCGTGCCCTGAGGCCCCAGAGGCCCCAGAGGCCCCAGAGGCCCCAGAGCGTGCCCTGAGGCCCCAAAGGCCCCAGAGCGCCCGCCTGAGCGCCCAGAGGCCCCAGAGCGCCCAGAGCGCCCAGAGCGCCCAGAGCGTGCCCTGAGGCCCCAGAGCGTGCCCAGAGCGCCCAGAGCGCCCGCCTGAGCGCCCAGAGGCCCCAGAGCGCCCGCCCGTGGGCCGTGGTGGCCTGTGGCCCGTGTCATCGCCCGTACCGATACACGGCGGACAGGATCGCCACGGGCAGGGCCAGCACCACAAGGGCACCAGACACACCCAGCACCACAAGCGCGGCAATGGTCCGGCGTTCGGTGGTGCCCGCCCAGACAAGCGCGGACAGTGCGAGTGCGGCGATCATTGAAGGCCCCAGTCGTACCCGCGCCACGGCGCGAGGGCCACGCCAGTAGACGCGTCCGTGTCCCACTTGGTCCACGCGTCCGGCGCGGCCTCGAACGGGTCGCGGGCCGTGGGCAGTTCGTCCCATGGGATTTCAACCACGCGGGCCATGAGCGCGAACAGGTGAGGGATTGAAAGCGTTTCCTTACTGGTGTGCTCGTTCTGGTACCCGACAGATATGTTTGTGCACTCTGGGATTGAATCAATAAATTCGCACGTGTCCGTATAAACGCCCGTAGGGTCTGGCGCGTACATGAGTGCGTCCGTACTGAGGCAATCACTGAGCGCGTCCGCGAACGTGTCCGAACACGTGCGCCCGTACGACTGGTGAGTGATAACGCTCGAAGTCCCGCGGCGATCGAACGCGACAGCGCGATCGAATTGCTCGAGTAGTTTGTACTGTTCGCCTGCGAGGTGTCGCGCCCCTTTCCCGCCTCGTTCCTCGCCACGCGTAAAAATGTAATACGCGGGTATCGCGTTACGAATGAGGTGCAACAAAACCATAATACCCGCGCCATCGTCCGCGCCCAAACACTGGCCCCGTGTTCGCACAAGCTGGTGCACTGGATCGTAATAAACAGATTGAAAGCCTGAGGCGTGGTGCACGGTGTCAGTGTGGGCCACAAATAGTGTGCGGTGACTTTTGAGCGTGCGCAAGTCTAGGTGCACGTTGCCAAACGTATCAGCGCGGGCCGTGGGGATCGAGAGCAAATAATCGCGAATAAAGCGGGCCTCTGTTTTGCTGCGGTCTGGCCTGCAATGGGACAGCAAGCGCAGCACGTAATCAATGCGGGATTGAGTGATTTTCATTTTTGAAATTTCCTTGTGTTTTTTGTCCCCGGGATCCCGGGGAAATTTTTTTATGCGTGTGCGGCGTGGGATTCGAGCGTGTTTGGGTGCACTGTGACAGTCACACTGTCCGTATCGTGTGAGTACCACTCGCCCGTGATTTCATCGCGCCACGCGTCCGATTCGTCCGCGTACATAGAGCCGTTGTCCGCGGCCTCCGCGAGGTGCACGTAATCGTCCAGATCGTCTACGTGCACGTAGTCACCACTCGAAAGTTCTACGGCATTGTCGAGGTGGCAATAGTCCCCGTTTGCCAGTTCGATAATGTTGTTATCACTGAGGTAATTCGACACGTACCAGTCCCCGTCCACTTCTACCGCGTGGTCAACGTGCACGTAATACTCGTTACCGTTGCGGCCCGTGGCGTGCACGTAGCAATCGCATATGCAGTTATCACATACGCGTGTGTCCTCGTGGTATCCGGTCCACGTGATTTCATCCTCTGGCACGTACTCGTTGCAATGCTCACAACACACGCGATCCTCTGTGGTGATGTACCCGCAAGTGCTCGAATTGAAATCCCCATAATGCGATACCTCGAAGTGGTCCCCGCAATCACTGACGCGCATACAGTCCCCATCGAGGTACGGCATTAAATGCTGGCCATCGTCCGCGGCAATTTTGGCAAGCTGGGCACCAGTGGCCCACTCTGAGGCCTTCTCATAGCCTAATTTTTTGAGCGTGGCCTCTATACCTTGGTCAGTGCTGCTGTACCCGTCTGGCGTGTCGCGTCCGTATGAGCGTACAAAATGCGGGCCTGCGTCCGTACCGTGTCCACTGTGGCACATACAGCGCCCCATGATGTGCCCGTGTGCGTCCGTCCGTATCATCATGGACCAGCCCAGCGCGGGCCTATACACGTTGTAGGGGTGTTCAGTTGCCACGTCAAAATGGCGCCCGTCCATGCACGACTGAGGCCCCTCAATCACGGCCCGCAACATTAGGTCCATGTTGCTAGTCATCTCGAATGAATCCGGCGTGACAGTCGCGACTAGATCGCGTATGAGGTGGTCCGGCATTGTGGGCGCGTGTCGCTTGATGTAACGGCCCACGCTCGTAGTGGTCTGGCGGTCCGCGGCCCCGTCCGCATCGTTGCGCGTGTATGCAATTTTGAGCGCGTCCCCGTCCGATACGTGAGGCCATTCCAAAATCATCTCGCGCCAGTCGCGCAAGTGTTCGCGCAGTGCGTCCGTAATCAAAATTTCACTGATTGAAGGGTGCAATTCTGCTGCGAGTTGTTCGCGTGCGTGCCATGGTCGCGACATAGCAGAGGCCATTTTTAATTTAGAAAAATATCTAAAAAAATCATCTGGCGCGGCCCCTAGGTGATAGAGCGCGGCGTGAGGTGTTGCTGGCTGGGTGTTGCGAGGTGTGAAAGCGTATAAAGCTGGCATTTTTAAGACTCCAAAAAGCGGGCAAATCGCGGCCCGTTGCGCGTTAAAAAATTAAATGAATGTTGCGAGTGTGATGTATGAGACAAGGCCCGCAAGGGCCATTAGCACCACACACAAAGCGTCTTCCCAAAATGAATATTTCATTTCAAAAATTCCATGGCTTAGCGTTGAGTGACAAGGCCAGAGCGCGGGCCTCGCGTTTGCCTGCTACTGGATGCGTTGCGATAACGCCTTGCAGGCCAGCGTGCGTGCTGATAATCAATTCAAAATTGCCCTTACCGCGGGCCTTGAAAAAGTGTGCAAACAACATTTTTATCACTCCAAAAATTCGGGCAGTGCGGCCCGTTGCGCTTACTCGTTACTGGTACTACGCGCTCGACTTTACTCTTGTTTGTGAATAAGCGCAAACCTATACACGTTGTATGTAAGTACACGGCAAAAATGACAAACACGGCCTTTTATAACCAGTGGAAATATGCCCAGCAAGGCCCTTAAATAGCCCGTGGTGGCGTTTTCTCGCGTATTGATACCCTTGCCTTGCTTGCCTCGCGTTCGCAGCGCCTGCGAGTTTTGCCGTTTAAACGCGCATAAAAGGCCGTGGAGACGCGATCGTATTTTGCACGTGGGGATATACGGCCTCGCGACAAAGTACGCTCAAAACGCGCATTTTATACAATCGTGGTTTATACTCGCGTCATTCGCTTGCAAGAAAATACAGGACGTGATACCAAAATGAGCGCAGTGCAAACCCAGCGACAAACAATAAAGCGCGGCCCTGTTGGGCGGCCTACGTTGTTCCGGCCTGAGATGATCGACAAGGCCCGCGAGTATGTTCGCGCTGGGTTTACTCGCGAAGATATCGCGGTGCATTTTGGTGTGAGCGTGTCGCAGGTTTACGAGTGGCAAGCAAAAAATCCCAAGTTTGCAGAGGCCTTAAGTCAAGAGCGCGTGATCGCTGACACCGCGGTGGCCTCGGCCCTGTACCAGCGTGCGACAGGCCAGACGCGCAAAACCACGCGCAAAGTGGTTACAGCCGCGGACGGGACGCAAGAGGTGCACGAGACGTACGAAACCCTCCCGCCTGACGTGCACGCGGCCCGCTACTGGCTGAACAATCGAGCGCCCAAGGTCTGGCGCGAACGGTCCGAAGTGACAGGCGCGGACGGTGCCCCAGTGGCGATAGCCCTGTCATGGCTGGGTCCGGCCTCGCGTGGTCTGGTGCTCGATGCTGAGACGATCGAGCCGCGGCCCACTAGCGGCCCAGATGAGGCGTAAGCCCTTGATATATAACGCAAACCTGCGGATTAGGAAACCGTGTAGCGCGGACGCTGGGGGGTGCCCGCGCTGGCCCTTTGGTGTACTCTCAGTGCAAACCCGTAAGGGTAAACCCGTAGATATACGGGTAAACCTGTACGCTATTTGGCCTACGCTATTAGGGAAAACCCTATGATGCAGCGCAGCATGAAGGAAAATTTAGGGGGGCGGGGGTGTATCAACCCGGTGGTGGGGGGCCTAGGTCGCGGACAGGGCCTATATGTGAAATTTTTGCATTTTTTGATTCAAAAAGGTCACTAAAATGCTCTTAGCCAATGGACTCAACGCCGCAATCATCGGGTTCACTACCACCCCCGTACCACGAGCCGTGTACGCAATTAGCAAAGTACTCGAAATCCTCCAAGCAGAGCACGATTTTGACGAGCAAGAAGCCATCGAGTGGTTCGAACACAACATTGAGTGCGCCTACGTGGGCGAAAGCACCCCCATCTGGGTGCACGAAACAGATGCCGACACCCTCATCGCAGAGTTCGCCGAGCCATGAACATCCAAGAGTACGCCCCGCGCCCTTTTGCGATGCCTTTGCATAACCGAAAGGCACGGTGGACCACGCTGGTCTGTCATCGCCGTGCGGGAAAGACAGTCTCGTGTTGCGCCGACCTCATTGTTGGCGCATTAGAGACCCCATACCCAAACCCACAGTTTGCATACTTAGCGCCCTTCAGAGATCAGGCCAAGCGCGTGGCTTGGGCGTACTTGAAAGACCTATCTCGCCCCCTCTGGGCGCAAAAACCCAACGAGTCAGAGTTGACCGTGTTCATTCGCAACAGCAAGGGTGGTGTATCGAAGATTTTTGTGGCTGGAGCAGATAACCCAGACTCATTGCGTGGTCTGTATTTCGATGGCGTGGTGTTGGATGAGGTAGGCGACATGAGACCAAGTATCTGGTACTCCGTCTTGAGGCCCGCTTTATCTGATCGCCGCGGCTGGGCAATATTTGCGGGGACTCCGAAGGGAAAAAATATGTTCTGGAACCTGCGCGAAGAAGCGCGGTTGAACTCAGAGACGCACCTGTTGATTGAGGTCAAGGCCTCGACCTCCGGGTTACTCCATCCAGATGAATTAAGAGACGCGAGAGCGCAGATGACGGACGCAGATTACGAGCGCGAGTTCGAGTGTTCGTTTGACGCAGCGATTCCGGGGGCGTACTGGGCTAAAGAGATTGGGAAAATTTATGACGCGGGTCAAGTCAAAGACTTCCCCGTGGATAAGACGTTGCACGTGGAGGTGGTGGCAGACCTTGGTTACACGGACTCGTGTAGCTGGTGGGTCTGGCAGACAACTTCGGAGGGCTATCGGATTATTGATTTTTACGAGGCCAATAGTCAGGCAATTTCGCACTACGTCGAGTGGATAAAAGCGCTGCCGTACACAGTAGATAAGGTTTGGTTGCCACACGATGCGAAAGCAAAGTCATTGCAGACGGGGCGCTCGATGGTCGAGACGTTCTTGCAGCAAGGCATCAAGCCCGATTTGGTCCCCGATATGTCGTTGCAAGATGGGATTGAAGCGGCTAGACAAGTCATACCGTTATGTTGGTTCAACGAGCAATCGACTTACGAAGGGCTGGAACATTTGCGTGCGTACTCACGCGAGTGGGACGAAAAGAGTGGCACGTTTAGACAGAAACCTAAACACGATGCGCACAGTCACGCGAGTGACAGTTTTAGGTACTTAGCGATTGTGGCAAAGAAATTAAAGATTAGAAAGCAGCGCGACTACACGGCAGATGTGGTCGTGCCAGACGTGCCCCAGCAGTATCAGTTCTGTCTCGATGACATCTGGGACACAGCGCCAAAACAAAACTTACGCATAGGATAAATCATGAGTCAATTTAACGATGGCATGGACAGGCCCGACGACAATACGCCAGCAGGCTTGGCGATACGTTGGAACAAAGAGATTGAGGCCTCGGGTAAAGAGGTGCTGAAGTGGCACGAGGATTCTAAAAAGATCACCAAGCGGTACTTGGACCAGCGCGATGGCTTTGAAGAAGGCCAGAGTCGTGTGAATTTATTTTGGTCAACCATTGAGACGATGAAAGCGTCTTTGTATGCACGACCACCGAAAGCCGATGTGTCGCGGAGTAATTACGATGCGACTGACGATGGCGCACGGGTCGCCGCCACCATGCTTGAGAGAATTTTAAATAGCGGCTTGAGCGAGGACGGGTCGGACTTCGACTCGTCACTTAGACACGGCATCAGTGATTGGTTAATCGTGGGGCTGGGTCAAATTTGGCTGCGCTATGAGGTCGAGACTGAAGTAGTGCGAGTGCCCGCGATTATGCACCCAAGCGGCGTGGAGATGCAGCCCGAGGCTGAGTATGAGCAGATTACATCCGAAGAAGTGGCAACCGATTACATCTATTGGGCCGACTTCTTTTGGTCTCCAGCAAGAACGTGGGACGAAGTGCGCTGGGTGGCGAGACGCACGTATTTGACGAAAGACAAAGCTGAAAAGCGATTCGGTAAAGTCATCGCAGGACAGTTGAATTACGCCAAGAAACCGAAGAAGGGTAGCGGCGATGGCACACCTCAGAACGAGCCATGGGACCGCGCAGAGGTCTTTGAGATTTGGTCTAAAGACGATTTGAAGGTGTACTGGTACAGCAAGGGTGTCGATGTCATTCTGGACGTGAAAGACGATCCGCTCACGCTTGACGACTTCTTCCCATGCCCCAAGCCTGCAATGATGAACACGACGACATCGAATCTGATGCCGCGCTCGTTGTTCGTCTTTGCGCAAGATCAGTTCGATGAGTTAGATGTCATCAACACTCGCATTAAGTATTTGACCGAGGCGTGCAAAGTAACTGGCGTGTACGACAAGTCAGCAGAAGGCGTGCAGCGCTTGTTTACTGAAGGCGTGGAGAACAGACTGCTGCCCGTGGACAATTGGGCGATGTTCGCCGAGCGTGGCGGCATCAAGGGTCAGATGGAGTTTGTGCCCATTGAGATGATTGCCAAGACCATCGAGTACTTGCGTATGCAGCGTAGCGACAAGACTCAACAGATTTACGAAGTGCTTGGGATTAGTGACATCATGCGTGGCGCATCGAAGGCATCGGAGACAGCAACAGCGCAGAGCATCAAGGCGCAATTCGGTAGCACAAGACTTCAGTACTACCAGTTTGAATTGGCACGTTGGGTGCGCCATGCGTTGAGACTTAAAGCTGAGATTATGGCGACACACTTTCAGCCTGATACCTTGGTCAAGATGAGCAACATGATGCACACAGCAGATGCCGAGCATATCCCTGCGGCGCTTGAAGTGATTGCAACGATGGGCATGAATCAGTACCGCGTGAACGTGGACGCAGACACCATGGCGGCGGTCGATTGGGCGCAGAAGAAACAAGACGCTGCCGATTTACTCAACGGCATTGGCAACTTTGTGGCGCAGTTAACACCATTGGCGCAGACCTCACCGGGCGCAGCACCCTTTGTCTTGCAGTTGCTCCAAGCGATGTTGGCTGGTGTCAAGGGCGCAAGCAACGTCGAGAGTATTTTGGACCATGCGATTGCGGCAGCCAGTAAGCCGCCCGAGCCACCAGAGCCTAACCCCGGTCAGATTGCGGAGTTGAAAAAGGTGGAGTCTGAAACCATGGAGAACATGGCGAAGGCTGAGAAGCTGCGGGCCGAGACGATGATGCTGGCTCAATCGAACCCACAAGCACAGGCGCAGGCCGAGATGCAGAAAGGTCAGATGCAGATGCAGCTTGAGGGCCAGAAAGCACAACAGAAAATGCAGAACGAGCAGGCCATGGCGCAAATGAAGATGGGTGCTGCGGCTCAGAAGTCGGAGCAAGAGTTGATGCAGCAGATTACGAAAGACAAACACGACATGGCTGTGGCCCGCATACAGGCACAGAACAAAGTGATGCAGCAACCGAACCCAAACTTGCCCGCAACACGCGGTGCAGGGATTGATGGCGCGAAAGCTGCGGTGGAGTAAGAAGATGGCCTTTTATCGCTACAAGTGCAACGCGTGCGGTGAGCACTTTCACCGCGTGTGTTCAATCAAAGCGTACTCGGCTGATCGTGAGTTCGATTGCCCCGAGTGCATGGTGAAAACTGAGCGTGTCATTGAGGCCCCGATGTTGGCGGCTGACGAGACGCTCAGTGATTTGCGTGCAACCGATGGTACGGATATATCGAGCAGAACAAAACGCGCCAAGTACATGAGGGACAACAACCTGGCCTATGCCGACGATTTTAAAGAGACGTGGGCGCAGGCTCAGAGCCAACGCGCAAAGCACTTCACCGATGGCTCGGACGATAGACGTGCGCGTCGAGAAGAAATTTCAAGAGTTGTATATCAAAACCTATAAGTAACCTCACCCGGGAGCACGACACATGAGCAACGATTTACGCCAAGAACTAGAAAACGCCGTTAAAGACACGGAACTAGACCCCTCTACGGAGGTCGCAACGCAACCCACAGCGCCCACGGTTACTCCTTTATCCGAAGGTGCTGAGACCCCCTCGTCTGCCGCGTTGGCGACCTCCACCCCTGATGTGCAAGCGCCGGATTTAAACGCACTGGCTGAACGCCCCCGCGATGAGTCTGGGCGCTTTGCGCCTAAGCCCGCCGAGGGCATTGTGCCCGGCCCCAAGGGCAATCAGCCACCTGTTGCCGCGCCTGAGTCAGGTTTGCCCGCGCCTGAGCAGGCTCGGCCCATTGACCGAGCACCTCAGTCGTGGACACCCGCCGAGCGTGAGAAGTGGGCAGCACTGCCTGATGATATTAAGACACGAGTGATGACGCGTGAGCGCCAGATTCAGCAGACACTTCAAGAGACGACTGAGGCGCGTAAGTTCGCCGAGGCCGTGAGCCAAGCGGTGAACCCGTACATGGCGATGATCCAAAGCGAGGGCGGCACACCTGTGACCGCCATTGCAAGTCTGTTCCAAACGGCTGGAGCGTTGCGTACTGCGCCCCCAGCACAGAAGGCGCAGCTTGTGGCCTCGCTGGTTAAGCAGTTCGGCATTGACGTGGGGATGCTCGACCAAGCGTTGGTCGGGCAGGGGCCGCAAGTGGACCCCATGGAGGAACGCATCAATCAGCGCGTGAATCAAGCCATTGCGCCCATCCAGCAGCGCTATCAGCAAATGGAGATGCAGCAACAGCAAGAGATGCAGGCTCAGAGCCAAGCGGCAAGGGACGCGGTGGAGAACTTCATCAGCAGCCAGCCCTATGGCGATGTGGTCCGCGCCGACATGGCGGACCTCATGGACTATGCGACAAGGCGCGGCATGACTATGACGCTTGAGCAGTGCTACCGCAAAGCGTGTGAGTTGCACCCAGAGGTCTCTGTGCTCGTCAATAGACAGCAGCAGACCCAGCAGTTGCAGCAGAACTCAAACGCGGCTCAGGCGGCTCGTAATCGCGCCGTATCGGTATCAGGGTCGCCCGCAGGCGGCGGGATGGCGCAAGAGCAGGGCGCTGATGATATTCGTGGCGCAATTGAGGCATCTCTTGCACAAATGAGCAGATAGTATTAAAGTACGTACTTACGGATTACTTATCCAGTTTTCCGTAAGTACTAAGTGGACGTGCCTAACAAGCCATAGCCACCCGACTCCAAGGATCGGCACCAAGCCGCCCACCCTGACCTCGCGGAACTATCCGAGCGTAAAGGATGCGTCTGACAAATAGACGGGAATTTTTCCCATTCATTTATCAGATATTGGAGTTAAACCATGTCATTTGCTAACGCAAACATTAGCGACATCATCGCTACAACGATTCAAAATCGCAGCAAGAAAATTGCTGATAACGTCACAAAAAATAACGCTCTGCTGGCTAAGTTGGCCTCGTCAGGTGGTGTGCGCACGGTCTCCGGCGGCAACATCATTCTCGAAGAACTCTCGTTCGCTGAAAACGCAAACGCTGGTTTCTATTCGGGCTACGACTTGCTCCCAATCGCAGCACAAGATGTTGTGTCTGCTGCCGAGTTCACACTCAAGCAGCTTGCTTGCCCTGTGATTATCTCCGGTCTGGAGCAGTTACAGAACAGCGGCAAAGAGGCGTTCATCGACCTGCTCGAAGCACGTATGGCTGTGGCTGAAAGCACAATGAGCAACAAGCTCTGCGGCTCAATCTACTCCGATGGCACTGGTAACGGTGGCAAGGAAGTGGTTGGCTTGAACGCTGCGGTTCCAGTTTCTCCCGCCACAGGCGTGTACGGTGGAATCGACCGCGCAACTTTTGCGTTCTGGCGCTCACAAGTCGCTGACGTGAAAGACTTCGCAGCAGCCAAGCCCGGCCCAATCTCCGGTGCCTTGTCCGCGATGTGGTCCAAGCTGGTTCGTGGTTCAGACCGTCCAAACCTAATCGTCATGGACGGTGAGATGTGGACAGCCTACTTGGGCGAGTTGCAGAACCAGCAGCGTTTCACTTCTGCTGAAACTGGCAACCTCGGTTTCCCAAGCGTCAAGTTCATGGACTGTGACGTTGTGCTCGACGGTGGTATTGGCGGCTTCTGCCCACCCAAGACCGCGTTCATGCTCAACACTAAGTACCTGAGCCTGCGTCCACACAAGGACCGCAACATGGTCCCACTGTCACCCAACAAGCGCGTTGCCATTAACCAAGATGCCGAAGTTCAGATTTTAGCTTGGGCTGGGGCAATGACCTGTCGCGGTGCGCAGTTCCAAGGCCGTTTGGTTAACACCACCGCCTAAACAAAGGGTGCCTCGGGTGGGGCATCTTTAGGGGCGGTCTGAGCAATTGGACTGCCCCGTTTTTTGGAGAAATATTATGGCAACAGGTATTGCAGGGTCGTTTATGGACCCCGGCGTGGCGTGTGGTGGTGCAAGCACTGGTATTGGGTTCGGTACGAACGCAATCTATGGCGGCATCGAGCAAAGCCCAATCCCTAAAGAGGGCAATGCGTTCGGCATTCGTCGTATTGGTTTTTACGATGACTCCGTAGGCCTCACGGTAGCTGGAACACCCGGAGACATCTTGGTGGGCATGACAGCGACAGCAGATGTAGCACCGGGCGCAAGCATCGGTGAGCGATTGAATATGGGTGGCGCAGTAATCAACGCCACAGGACAGACGTTGAAAGCGGGACAAGCCGCAATCGGTGTCTGGACTGCACCCGTTTAAGTACCACCCCCTCAGACCCAAAAAGTCTGAGGGTTTTTCACATCTAAAAAGGAAATATCCAAGATGCAAACCACCCAAGCAACAGAATGGAATGATGACGCGCAAGTGTTTAACGACAGCGAAGGGCGCTTCTCTGAGGACAAGAAATTGTTTGTTCAGTTTTACTCGCGCCCCGTGCAGGATTCAGTGGCAAGTGCAGAATCCAAGCGACCAATTTTCGTCGATGCAGACTTCGTGAAAATCATGGTCCCCGGCGACAAGCGCACCGTCATTGACCGCATGGCAAGTGATGAGGACCGCCAACGCTTTCCACAACACTACGCCCGATTCAAGGCAGGCCAATCCGAGCAGACCGTGGGCACGCCCCTCGATATGTTGCCCGGCATGACTGCTGGCAAGGTCGAAGAATACAAGCACTTCGGCATCAAGACGATTGAGATGTTGGCTAATGCGTCAGACAGCGTGGGGCAGCAGTTCATGCAGTTCCAAGCCGACAAGACGCGTGCCAAGGGCTATCTGGCCTTGGCAACAGACAACGCAGCGGTCAAAGAAGTGGACGCACGTTTGTCCAAAGAGAACGAGGCCATGAAGGCTCAACTCGAAAGTATGCAAAAGAAGTTCGACGATTTGCTCAAAGCAAAAACTAAGTAAGGGGTACTGGGATGGCCTTTCAAATTACGCGCAATAGCACGTTGATTAAAGCGGTGAACGCTATGGCGGCGTTGATTGGCTATCCCATGTCCGTGGACCCTGCGGGGTCTAACGACCCCAAGATGGTCCAGATGATTGCCTCGATTAACGCAGCCGCCAATGACCTCATTACGATGCGCGATTGGCAAGTCTTGTCACGCAACGGGCAAGTGACAGTATCAAGCGTTGAACCCGGACAGACAGAAGTGTCAGTACCTCTGCCAGAGGACTTTGGACGCTTCGTGGACCAGACACAGAACAATGCGACTGCACGACTACCATCGCACAACCCTATGCTGGCCCGTGAGTGGCAAGCAATTAAGACGCTTGCGCCCGGAGTGAATACGAATCTTCTCTGGCGTGTACGGGGAAGTCAGTTGTGTTTCTTGAACCCAACCGTCACGCCACAGACCTTGACCTTTGAGTACCAATCTTGTGCTTGGGTTGAGGACGCTGATGATGCGAATTTATTTAAAAACGTAGCGGGCAAGAACGGCGACATCATTTTGCTCGACCCAGACTTAATCGTGATGGGTGGGCGTGTTCGCTGGCTTGAGACAAACGGCTTTGACTCAGGTGTGGCGATGCGTGACTTCCAGCGCCTCTACGACAACCGCATCGGTAACGATACAGGTGCGCCTGTGCTCAACATGAGCCGCGGTGGTTCGTCTGCGCTACTCGGCTATCACAACATCCCCAACATGGGCGTGGCTCAATAATGGCGCTCAAACAGGTCCCCAATTACCGAACACCACAGCGTTCGGCGGCGACTCAAACGCACAAGAAGTTAGTGCTGCCGCCCCCTGTTGGCGGGTTGAACAGCAAAGACCCCTTGGCAACGATGGATGGCAAGGACGCTCAGATACTTGAGAACTTCATTTGTCGCCCACGCGGCGCAGAGTTGCGTGGCGGGTGGCAGGATGTACTGGAGTCGCCATTCACGGGCGAGGTGTCCACGCTGATGAGTTACAGGGCCACTAATCCTGCTGACAATAAATTGTTTGCTTGCGTGGGCAATAGTGTGTTTGACGTAACTCCCGCGCTTGATACGGCAGACCCTCTGGAGCCTTTGCCAACCCTTGAAGTCGCAGAGGGCGTGGACCACGGGTATTGGTCGAGTCTAAGTTACTCGCTCAAGACCGATAAGTACCTCTGCGCGGTCGCTAACGGTGCGGGCTACTACACGTATGACGCAGCGGGTGGTTGGGTCAAGCGTGAGATTACAGGCGTTGACCACGACAACCTCACGTCTATCGCAGTCTGGAAAAACAGACTGTGGTTTACACAATTAAATTCAAGCGAAGTGTTTTACCTCGGCATCGGTGAGGTGTTGGGTGGCGAGGCAAAATTCTTTGATTACGGCCCAATGTTCAAGCGTGGCGGCTCGGTTGTTGCCATCACGAACTGGACAATGGACGCTGGCAACGGTACCGACGACTACCAGCTAATTTTTGGAAGCGGTGGTGATGTACTGGTCTACAAAGGTACAGACCCATCGAATATGGAGACCTACACGCTAGTAGGTGTCTGGAGCATCGGACGGTACCCAAGAGGCGACCGTTTCTTCACCAACTACGGTGGCGATGTGCTCGTATTGTCGGAACTTGGTCTGACCTCAATGCAGCAGTTGATTACGGGTAACGCCTCCGCAGTTGGGGAGATGAACCCAATCATCAACAAGATTGCTGAACAGTTAATGCACCGCCTCGCTCCGGGTAAGACCGTGGGCTTTTGGGAGGTGCGTTATAGCTCGGACATCGAATCGGTGTTGCTCATCGCACCACGCAAAGGCGGTGGTTCTTACGAGCATTACTGCTTAGGCTTGGCAGCGCGTGGGTGGTCAACATTCACTGCAATGACAATCAAGACCATGACAATGCACGACCGCAAGACCTATATCGGTACACCCGATGGTCGAGTGGGTCACGCCTTTGATGTGAACAACGATGCGATGGGTGTCAAAAAGTCACGCATGACGGACTTGGGTCAGCCTGTTCGCGGGCGGGTGCTTTCCGCTTACACCGATTTTGGAGTGGGCGCGAATCTAAAACGCTTCCTACTCGCACGACCAATATTCATGTGCGCACACCCTCCAAGCGTGGCGGTGCGTATGCGTATGGACTACGCCTCTAACACCAGCGTATCTCTGCCAACGTATGCGCGAACCGACATCGCTACATGGGACGCAGCTATTTGGGACCAAGCCTACTGGTCAGGCAGCGATAACGTATTTCACGTTTGGACTGGCATCTTAGGTGTCGGCTATCTCGGCGCTTTGGATTTGATGATTGAGGGTGAGCGTGGGTTGATGTACTTGGGTTCACACATAACGGCTGAAGTCGGAGGGATGCTTTGAAACAAATCATCGTTCGTGAAGATCACATCGTAGGCCCTTGGGTTTGTGAGCGCACTGGTGGCACGTATGTTCCCGGCGACTCCAGCACCATGGGTTTGGCTGATGCACACGGCAACTTAGTTGGTGGCGTGCTTTTTGACCACTACAACGGGCGTTCGATCGCGATGCACGTTGCGGGCGATGGTCGCCGATGGTTGAACCGTGAGTTCATCCGTGCGTGTTTTGACTACGTGTTTAACCAACTTGGTGTTCATAAAGTCATCGGCATGGTGCCATCGTGGAACAAAGGCGCGTTGCGTTTCGATTTCAAACTCGGCTTTGAGAAAGAGGCCGTTATTGAGGACGCAGTGCCGGGTGGGGACTTAATTATTTTAACGATGACGCGGGACCAATGCCGCTGGTTATCTCAGGAGCAATAGCATGGGTAAGAGTGTAAAAGCGCCACCAGCGCCGGACTATAAAGGCGCAGCCGAAGCGACCGCGGCATCGAACAAAGAAGCAGCGGTATACAACACCGCAGCGAATCGCCCGAATATCAACACACCTTTTGGTTCACAGTCGTGGACGAGTGAGGCTGGTGTTGACCCTGCAACGGGTCAGAAAATCACAAACTGGACCCAGAACACTACGCTTGACCCGAAGGCACAAGCCGCGTTGGACAGCCAAATGGCTATGCAGCAAGGGCGCAGCGACCTCGCTAACTCTACAATGCCACGGGTGGCAGAGAGCATCAACAAGCCCTTTGACTTCTCTGGCATGAAAGAGTGGGGCGATGGTTACACAGGCGCGGGACCGAACAAGAACTTCCAGACCTCGGTACCAACGACTACTGGCAACTTTCAAAACTTTCAGTCGTCTGTTCCAACCAATACTGACAAATTCACTGGCTATCAATCGTCAGTGGATAAGACTTCGGGCAATTTTAAAGACTTCCAATCTTCAGTCCCGACCACCACGTCCAACATCCAAACGGGCGTGGGCAATACTCCTGCGTACATCAATCAGTCTGGCAACGCGATTTATAACCAAGCGACTTCACGCCTTGACCCACGATTCAGTCAGGCTCAGTCTGACCTTGACTCACGTCTAGCAAATCAGGGCATTACGGCTGGCTCTGAGGCGTACAACCGCGCACAGAACAATATGTCGATGCAGCGCAACGATGCGTACCAGACTGCGATGAACAGCGCCACTGCACAGGCTGCGTCTGATGCCTCGCGCATTCAAGGCATGGACTTGAACGCTGGCAACTTCGGCAACAGCGCACAGAACCAGATTTTTAATCAGAACTTGAACGCAGGTAATTTTGCGAATCAATCGGCTTCACTGTCCAACCAAATGCAGAACCAAGCGTTTGCTCAAAATCTGCAAGCCGGAGAATTCGCAAATAGAGCGTCTGACCAGAACAACAATTCTCTGAATCAGCAATTCAACCAGAATTTGAACGCTGGCAATTTTGCGAATCAGTCAGCCGCTGCCAACAACACCGCACAGAATCAAATCTTTAATCAGAATTTGACTGCGGGCAACTTCGGTAATCAGGCCATCAACTACGGCAACCAAGCGCAGCAGCAGGACTACACGCAGCAGATGGGTCAGTCGAACTATGACAACACGTTGCGCCAAGCGCAGTTTGCGATGCAGAACCAAGAGCGATTGCAGCCGCTAAACGAGATGAACGCATTGGTGACAGGCCAACAGGTCGGTATGCCGCAGATGCCTTCGTTTAACAACGCCACACCGTTCCAAGGCGTGAACTATTCGGGCGCAGCAACACAGCAAGGTCAGTACGACATGAACACCTTCAACGCCCAACAAGCAGCTAACGGCGGCATGATGAGCGGCCTCTTTAGTCTCGGTGGCTCGGCAATGATGGCTGGCGCGATGTCTGACAAACGCTTGAAGAAAATCATTCAACGCGTGGGCAAGTTGGCTAATGGCTTGAACGTCTACCGATTCAAGTACCTCGGTATGCCTGAGATTCACACAGGCGTGATGGCTCAGGACGTGGCGCGTGTCAGACCAGATTGTGTGATTAAAACAGACTCAGGCTTTATGGCAGTCAACTATTCCAAGTTATTAGGAGCGTAAGAACATGACAACCCCAACAAATCCTGCTGACCCAAATACACAAGGCTTTCAAGGCTTTGGTGTGAAGCCCCAACAGTCGATTGACCAGTGGCAATTAGCCGCAGCCTTGGCGCAGATGAATGACAGCGGTTTGGTCAAAGAACTGATGACGACAGACCAGCCCGGTGGGCGTATGGTGGGCGACCGTTTTGTGCCTCCCTCATGGACCCAATCGCTCGATGGCGCAGTCAAGCAAGGTCTTGGCGCGTATCAGTATCGTCAAAACATGGATATGAAAAAGCAATTCATGCAGCAGATGCAGGCCAATGCGCTTGGCGGTGGTGTGCCAGCAGGGCAGATGCTCGGCGAGACGATTGGACCCCAAGTTCTTAATTAGGCTAACACCATGTCTTGGAACATTCGCCGCAACCCATTTTTCCCGGGGCAGTTTGAGCGCCACGATGGCATCGACTTGCCTTACGGCATGAACGAGATGATTAACGCCAAACAAGATGGCGTGATTAAGAGAATCTCAAACGATCCGAATGGCTACGGCAATTTCGTTGACATCTTGCATGACGATGGCACGACAGGCCGCTACGCCCACGCAGGCATCATCTCGCGGGGTGAGGGTCAACGAGTCAAACGTGGGGACGAGATCGGCTTGGCGGGTTCCACAGGGCGTTCAACAGGCCCACATTTGCACTTTGAGCATCACGACCAGAGTGGTCGCCCGATGGACCCGCGTCCACTTCTTGCGTCCGTTGGTGGTCGCGCACCTACCCAATTCGCAACAGGCCCACAAGCTGCGCCGACACAAAATTTAGGAGGCCCGAATATGAACACTGCATTACCACTAGCGACAGGTGCGCCACCGTTGGCGATGGAAGATTACGTGCGCCAAACACAGGCGTTGATTCCGCAAGCAAAGCCCACACCCGAATTGATGGCGATGATGCAGCAAAATGCGCAGCGTCGAGTTAACAACTTGCCACTCGCGATGGGCGCGATGCTCTCTGGCGACAAGGGTATGGCGGTTCTTGGTGGCTCAATGTACAAAGACGGTCAAGAGGCGCTCAATCCACAGGCTATTGGCGAGGAAGGTTTCTACGACCCGAACACAGGTGGTTTTGTTAGAAACCCTGTGGGCGATGTCAAGCGCAATCAGAAAGTGCTTGAACTCGCACTCGGGCTGTCCCAACGCGCTCAGAGCGATGCGATTCGCCAACAGCAAGCGGCCCAAACTCAACAGTTTACGCAATACATCCAAGCCGCTGGCCTTCAAAACCAGTGGGACCGTTTGAACAACGATCAGCAACAAAACATCATCAATAACTGGTTAGCTGTTAGAGGGCTTGAACTTAAAATTAAAGCGGATGGTCGCGCAGACGATGCCCAAAACAACGGTCAAATCCGGTGGGCGGACCAACCGCAGCCCACAACCAACACCCCTACGCCAACTCTCACGCCCCCAATCACTACGCCCACAGGCCCTCGTGCTCCGGTTGGTGTGCCTGTGCCCCCGGGCGCACCGCAGCCCCCAGCACCTCCAGTGGCAGCACCTCCAGTGGCAGCGCCTCCAGTGGCTCCACCTGTGGTCGCTCCGCCTCCAGTGGAAACACCACCGGGTGCCGCGCCCGGTGCGCCTGCGCCTTTTGTATCTCGCGTGGCGACTCAAATACCTGAGCACAAAACTGAAGGGTTTACGAGCGACACAGGCGATATGGTTTTGCGTGTGACGAAACCGGGTCCGACTAACGGTATGTTGTTTGTGCAGCGCCATGATGGATTCCACACTTACGACCCATCGAAAGGTGTGATTGATGAGGTGGCTTTCCGCAAAGGGACTGAAGAAGCTAAAACTTTAATTCACAGTGCGAAAAAAGCAGGAGAGTTAAAAGCTGAGATTGAAAAGAATCCGGGTGCGTTTGATTTGTTAACAAACTCAGTCCATAGCTATCTGCCACAAGGTGTCGCTAACCAAATTACCTCGATGACAAATACGCCAGAGAACATGGCGCTGCGTGCTCGGATTATGAAGGACTCCGCCGAGGAAATGAGTCGCCTCTTTGGTGCCGCGCAATCGCTTGGCGAAGCAGCGCGTGCGAGTGAGTTTTTAATCACGGAAAAGGACAATCCGCAGACGATTTTGAACAAGCTAGAAGGTGCGCGTAAGTTTGCTATTGAGCTACAATCTAAGTACGGTCCAGCCTTCATCGCAGCAGCTAATCGACAGCTCTCCGGTGGCTCCGCGGCAACCCCCCAAACCGCCGCGCCACCGTCTGCTTTGCCTATGGCAACAGGGAATCGCCCCTCGCCATTCAAAGACCCAAAGAACCCAACTCCAGACGAAATTGACGCGGACTTAAAACGCCGACTTCGGAGATAGGGCGATGGCAAACGATAAAAAAGCACAGATAGATGCGTACTTTGCAAAACGTAGGGACTACCGCACGGCTTACGCCAACGCGGTAGCCAACGGCGAAGAAGCTGTCGCGCAGGCCTACGCAAATATTATCGAAAAGCATGAAGCCTATGGCCTGAGCGGGGGTGGTTTCGGCACCCGGATCGAAGATGCTCTACTTTTGCCTGTTGGAAGGGCGCTCGGCAGGCACACTGATGAGCAGTTTCTCAGGAACATGGAAGTTCGCCACAGAGACGCGGGCGTTGGTTTTAAGACGTTGGCGGGTGTGCTCGATGCGCCACGTCAAATTATCGGGGGCTTTAAACAAGGCCGCCGCCTAGCCACCGAAGGCATGGAGCAGCTTGTTGACAAAGCGTTCTCCGCTATCGGCATGGACGACACCAAGCCAAGCCCCGTGACTGGATTGACATACAAAGAGTCCCGCGCTGCCAAACTCGCTGAAGGTAAAAAGTTCGTTGACCAGAATAGCTGGATGGCGAACTTAGGCGAGGCACTGGGCCAAGGCCGCGATGGTATCGCGATGGGTCCGATCAAAGGCGCAGGACTACTCGCCAACACTTTGACCCAAGCGGGTATCGCAGGATTGCAAACTCCCGGCGATGGTCGGGACCGCGGCCTTAACGCCGCGTTTGCGGGCGGTGGTCAAATGCTTGGGACCCATGTGGGTGCCGCGCTTTCGCACCTTGCCCAACCCGTACAAAAAATCACTCCAGCCGCGCAGCGTCTCATTGACGATGGCATTTACCCAACGATGGGTCAAGCTAAGGGCGGAGCGTTTAAATACTTTGAAGATAAGCTGTCATCTTTGCCCGTAGCGGGGGATTTTCTATCGCGGGGCCGCAGACAAGTAAACAAGGAATTTAATTCGGCAGCACTTCGTCGAAGCGGTATAAATGTTGGCGATGAAATCGGAAGTGATGCAATAGGAATGATCGACAACGGGTTTAACACTCGTTTTCGTACGACCGAAGCACCCCTTTCATTCAATATGAACGACCCAGCTTTCATGCAAGCGATGAGCGATTCGCTACGTAACAATGTAGCCAATCGTACAGCGATCAATATGTTCACCGACAGCATGAACGACTTTAGAACCGCGCACAACCTTGGACCAGTTCAGTTCCACGGCACGCAAGGCGCTGGTGTCAGAGGGGTTCCTCCTGCATCTCAATCGACCACGCCGGGGTTTACCGTGTCTGGTGACACTGGAGTGGGCGCATACACAGGCGGCGGTGCAGGTACTAACGTAGGCCCATTGGGTGGCGCATCAAGCGGTGCGGGTGGTTACGCTCAAGCAGGAGCCGCCCCCGCAGCAGGCATGGACCCCGCGCTTATTGATGGTAGGTCCGTGGCTCGGCTGCGCGAGTATGTGCGCAAGCAGAGAGCGAGTTTTTCAAAGTCTAATGATCCATTGGTATCCGCGGCAGCACCTTTGTTCAGAGACTCGTTAAGCGCGATTGATGATGGTTTGCAAAATCAGGGCCTCAATTCGGTTAACGACCTCATTGATTGGAGAAAGGTGCAGAGCGACTACGCGGCGTACAAACCCGCGCAGCTTGCATCGCGATCCGCAACCGCGGCAAACCAGAGGGGTGGCGTGTTTACCCCCGGCGAGTACGCCTCCGCACTTCGCAATAACGCTTTGAAAAACGGAAACGAAACGCCGTTTGGTGCGGGTACTTTACCAAGCCAAGCGTTTTCCAAAGATGCAAACGAGGTGCTAGGCGGCACATACCCTGACTCTGGCTCGGCTGGACGCATGGGACTAGCTGCGCTCCTTTTCGGCGGGGCAAATTACTGGTCGCCTTGGACGTTACCGCTTTCCGCGCACGCGCTTTTAACAAGCACTACGCCCACGCGTAAGTACGCGCTCGGGGAAATGTTCCCAAATGCGCAGAAGGCAACATCAAAGGCTTTGCGCAAGGGCGGTGACGTAGGTGGCATCGGCATGGGCCAAGCGTTGATCGAACTTTACAGACAGCGCCAATCTGAACAAACACAGGAGTAATTGATATGCCACGTAATCAAGCAGGAACGTACTCGCTTCCAGACGGTAATCCAGTTGAGACAGGCTCGACCATCACGTCCGATTGGGCGAACACCACGATGGATGACATCGCTGCGGCATTGACCGCAAGTATGCCCCGTGATGGCACCGCGCCATTCGTGGGTCCTGTAAGCCTGATTGATGGTACAGAGACAGCCCCCGGTCTGCGCTTTACACGCGATGCACGAACAGGTCTGTATCGTCGCCCCGATGGCGCGATGTGCGTCACGGTGGGCGGCAAGACTGTTTTTGTTTATCAACACGGTGCTGTCTCAGTACCCCCCGGCATTGACATGAATGTGACGGGCGCTCCAGTATCCGCCACCTCCGTGGTTAATCGTTCGTATGTGGATGCGCGTGTAGGTCGCGGTGTCCTCACAACGTGGGAGTTCGCGTCCACGCTTGGGCAGACAGTTTTCTCTGGCGCGGATTTGAACGGCGTGGTGCTTAACTACGTTGCGTCAGCCACGATGGTGAGCCTAAACGGTGCGCTCTTGGCTCCGGGCGATGACTACATTTTTACTAACAACGCCACCATCACGCTTACCCAGCCAACGGATTGCGATGGCAGTTCGTTGCTCGTAATCGAACTCACCGCTGTCTCCGGTCCAACAGGTCCAGAGGGTCCGATGGGTCCTCCGGGGATGACATCGCTTGATGGCCCACCACTCACATCTTTTGTGTTTACAGCAACCGAAGGGCAGACTGTATTCACAGGACTAGACCAAGCGGGTCAAACATTCGGATACGAAGCGGGCGGCTTGATTGGTTTCATCGACGGTATCTACACCCCGAACTTTCAACAAACCGACTCCACCTCAGTCACCTTTGGCGCTCCGGTTCCTGCGGGTGCTGTCGTGTCGTTCGTTGAAGTCACACGCGCTGCTGGACTGCAAGGCGAACGCGGTCCTCAAGGAGAGCAGGGTCCTCAAGGCGCTACCGGAGAAACTGGTGCGGCGGGTCCTGCGTCTTACATCCCCGGACCACAAGGTCCTGCGGGTGAGATGGGCGCGACAGGACCACAAGGTGCTGCGGGTCCTACTGGTCAAACAGGAGATGTTGGGCCACAGGGTCCCGTAGGCCCTCAAGGACTGACTGGAGAAACGGGACCCGCTGGTCCACAAGGCATTCAAGGCGAGGTTGGGCCACAAGGCGAGACAGGTCCAGCAGGCCCAGCAGGCCCAATTGGTCTGACTGGCCCTCAAGGTGAGGTTGGCCCACGCGGTGAGACTGGCCCACAAGGTGAGACTGGTCCCCAAGGATTAACAGGTGCAGACTCAACAGTCCCCGGGCCACAAGGTGAGACAGGACCACAGGGTCCTGCGGGTCCACAAGGTGAGGTCGGACCTGCCGGACCTATTGGACCTGCTGGTGCTGACGGTGCTCCCGGAGCGCAGGGTATTCAAGGTGAAATCGGACCCCAAGGACCCGCTGGTGCAGACTCAACAGTGCCCGGACCGCAGGGTCCAATAGGTCCTGCTGGTGTGGATGGCGCTGGTCTTGTCATTAAAGGACATCTTGAAAGCGAGAGCGAACTCCCTGCCTCTGCAAACCCCGGTGAGGGTTACATCATCGGCCCAGACCTCTGGCTCTGGGAGGGGAGCGGTTGGGTTAATGCCGGACCAATCCAAGGCCCCGCAGGTCCAGTTGGTCCACAGGGTCCTGCTGGTGCTGACGGTGTTGCGGGACCAAAAGGCGACACGGGCGCAGCGGGTGTTGACGGGGCAGTCGGTCCCGCAGGCCCGAAAGGTGACACAGGTGACGCAGGTCCAACAGGCCCCGCTGGCGCAGATGGCGCGGTAGGCCCCGCAGGACCGCAGGGTGACGCAGGTCCCGCTGGTGCTGATTCAACCGTTCCCGGACCACAAGGCCCCCAAGGACTTCAAGGCGAGGTGGGTCCTGCGGGTCCTGCTGGCGCAGACTCTACTGTGGCGGGACCCGCTGGTCCTCAAGGCATTCAAGGCGAAGTTGGTCCTGCGGGTCCTGCTGGCGCAGACTCTACTGTGGCTGGACCCGCTGGCCCTCAAGGCATTCAAGGTGAAGTTGGACCCCAAGGCCCCGCAGGATTAGACGGAGCCGCAGGACCACAAGGCATACAGGGCGAAGTTGGCCCTGCTGGTCCTCAAGGTCCCGCTGGTTTAGACGGTGCTGTTGGTCCACAGGGAATACAGGGCGAAGTAGGACCCGCTGGCGCAAATGGTTTAGACGGTGCCGCCGGGCCACAAGGACCTGCTGGCTTAGATTCACAAGTTCCCGGGCCACAAGGGCCTGCTGGTTTAGATGGTGCTGCGGGTCCCCAAGGTCCCGCCGGATTGGACGGTGCTGCGGGTCCTCAAGGCCCTGCTGGTTTGGATGGCGCACAGGGTCCTGCTGGTGCGAACGGCTTAGATGGCGCTGCGGGTCCCCAAGGTCCCGCTGGCGCAAACGGATTAGATGGTGCGCCCGGGCCACAAGGCCCACAAGGTCCTGCTGGCGGTGCAGCCAACACGTATGACGCAATTGGTATGTGTGTGATGGTTAGGGTTGACCTCCCACCTTATGTGAACGTGGGTCCGAATGTGGATTTTGCCGCAACCACGCGAGCGTACACCATCGAAGCTGGTAACTCAAGTTACGGTGGGGAGTTGTTATCCGGTACATGGCGGTGGTTGGGACCGTCAACCGCTGCACTCGCTGGGGCACTGCCATCGACCGTAGTGGGGCCAGCAGTCAGAGTCGCTTAACAAACAGTCTCCATCAAGGAAATCAGCATGACCAAAACTAGAAACTTAGCCGACCTAGAGTGCAGGGTCGCGGTGCTTGAAAGCACGGACTTAGTACCCGGACCGCAAGGACCTGCGGGTCCTCAAGGCGATGCGGGACCTCCGGGGCCACAAGGCGCAGCGGGAGCAAACGGTGCGCCGGGACCAGCAGGTGCAGACGGGATTGCGGGACCTCAAGGCTCTGTCGGACCACAAGGCCCCGCGGGGGCTGACTCAACAGTCCCGGGGCCTCAAGGCGCACAGGGTCCCCAAGGTCCTACGGGGGCAGACTCACAAGTCCCCGGACCACAAGGCGCACAAGGCCCAGCGGGTCCACAAGGCCCACAAGGCCCCACAGGTGGTACTGCGGGGGCAGGATCGCTTGGCGCAAGCCTTCTTGTTTCGTTCCCCATCAAGGGAACTGATAACGGAGGTAGCGCAAATCTTTACCCCAACGAAGTTGGTACTAGTGTGTATCAGATGCACTACCCACAAGACCAATACACCGTAGTAAGCCCAATGTGGTGGTGGCAGAACGGAGCGTATGCGTCTGACGCGGATTTTGCGCTCCCCGGCACTTGGCGCTGGGATGGCCCACATATGTGGTGTGTGCATGGCGAGTTTGACGCATATGTCGTGGGACCTGCAACTAGGGTTGCTTAACTTTTAAATCAGGAGATTTACATGAGAACTATTGAATCAGCAAAAGACCCTGTGTACGCAGACGCAGCCAACACCTTAATCAAACTCACAGTTAAGTTTGTTGAGTTGGACCGTGAGGTGCCGTTTCTAGCCAACGCTAAAGACTCAGAGCCTTGGGGTCGGCAGATTCACGCCGATGCCACCGCTGGTAAGTACGGCGCAATTGCTGCGTATGTCGCACCTCCAGTGGACCCAGCAATCGCACAAGCCGAAGCGGCTAAAAAGGCGACAAGAGATTCAGCCATCGCAAAGCTAAAGGCGCTCGGCCTGACCGAAGAAGAAGCCTTGTCGCTTATCTAATCATGGCAGACGACAAACAACCATCGCAATCGCAATCGCAAATCAAGGACGGCATCATGTCCGTTCTTGGCTACATTGACAGCCCGTTTAAGTTGTTTGTCGTCATCCTTCTTGGCTGTTTGGGCTTTATCGGATACTTCATCTACACCCACCAAGGCGTGATGATTGGTGCGTATATGCAGTCCCGCGAATTGCCTAAACTCGATGACTCCCGTTTCGATGATGCCGC